AAGCAATCGTGCTTATGTAATACGTGCGAATATTGACTTAGCAGAATTAGAAGCACAACCAAGTACACCAGCTGGTTCACCAGAAGACGGACAACTATGGTTTGATACAAGTAGTACAAATTTTGGTATTTTTCAATGGAATAGCTCTGCAGCAACTACAACTAGCGGACAAACATTTACTAATAAAATTCCATTAATTATTACAGACGCTACTCAAATTACAGCAGGCGCACCAAAAGCAAGTATTGGCCTTTCAGGAGATTACGCTATTGTATTTGAAAGCGGTGAATATACTCTTTGGTTTAAAAAAGCAAAAACAAATACTGCCGCAGGCATTTGGGTTGAAGTTGGTTCTACAGAATGGACATCTAGCTGGCCAGCAGCTCAAGGCGCAATTAGCAGTCCAACGTTGTTAGCAGGCGATACATTAACTATTAATGTTAATTCAGTAAATTATAATTTTACAGGTCACACTGGCCTAACTACACTGGTAGCTGATATTAACACAGCACTAGACGACAGTGATGGCGCAGGAACAGGTGACGTAGATAATCCTCTCCTACCAGGAAGCATTAGAGCAGCTGTTGTTAATAATCGCTTAGAATTATATTCAGGTGGCAGCGGTTTTGGTATAAGTGGAACAAGTGTTGCAAAACTTGGATTAATCCCGTTGGCAACAGATCCAGTAACTTATGCAACATCAGGAACTTTTAGAGCTCCTGCACTGCGAATTAGCCCGCACTATACAGTGCCAACATTTAAACGTACAGATAATCCATCAACCATACAAGGTTATCCAAGTGGATCTATCTGGGTTAAAACAACAGAACCAAACTTAGGTGCTCGTTGGAGAGTTAAAGTTTACAGTGAAGCAAATGCAAGCTGGACTGAAAAATCTGCTCCGTTGTACGAATCAAGCGAACAGGCATTAAAAGGCCTAGACGGTACAGGCGGCGGCATTAATTTAGCACAAGGTTCATTGTATGTAAAATACAACACTACACAAGCGTTAACTCTTGGTAATCCATCTAGCGCCAACTTTAAAATTTATGCTCGCCGTGCACCTGGAGCAACTACTATTACTTCAGAAAGCAGCTTTAGCGGATTCACAGCAGGTAGCAATCAATTTATGATTCGTGAAACTGTCAAAGGTGAATTAACATTGTCAGATTCATTAACTGTGGAATTTACAGCAGTTGGTGGATCAGGAAATATCACTGCTGATCTTGAAACGTTTGTTTCAGCATTAACAGCAAAATTAGCTGACACAAAATTTGCAACTGATCCAATTAGCTCACGAATTTCAGTATCACAAACTTCAACTGGCGCTGTTGTTATCAAACACTTAGACGGTGGTGATATTCACTTTGAAGATGATACTAATGCACCACTTGCAAAATTGTTCACTCCATTTACAGTTGATGGTAACGGAGTAGGTCAAGGAACTGTAAACTTCTACGTTGACATCGATCAAGATCATGACTTTGTTGCTACACTATGGAGCCCATACGCTGATATTATAACAGGTGCAGATGCTCCAACTACAGAAGCAGCTGACGGCCGTTTATGGTATAGTTCAATTGTTGACGAAGTTGATATTTTAATTAATAACGGAACAGATTGGGTAGGCTATCTAAATAATGCAGATACAGCTGATACAAATCCAGATGGTCCTATTGTTAGTGCAACTAAACCAAAAACACAAACTGACGGTACAGCACTTTCCGATGGTGATCTTTGGGTTGATACTAGCGACTTAGAAAACTATCCAAATCTTTATAAGTTTAACGGCGCACAACGCAAGTGGGTGCCTGTTGATACAGGCGACCAGACAACTGAAGACGGTATTATTTTTGCAGATGCACGTTGGGCACAGAATGGCGGAACAACAGACGCACAAACAAACAGCACAATTAAAGAGTTGCTAGAAAGTAATTTCTTAGACTTTGATGCTCCAGATCCAGCACTATATCCAAAAGGTATGTTGCTATGGAACTTACGCCGTTCAGGATTTAATGTCAAGCGTTTTGTACGTGACTATATTGATGTATCATTAGATAATCCAAGACAAGACGACGTTAGCATGGAAACCTATTATCCACATCGTTGGGTAACTGAATCTGGAAATCAAGTAAACGGTGCGGGAACATTTGGACGCAAATCACAACGTAAAGTTGTTGTACAAGCTCTACAAGCTCTTGTAAACAGTAATCAAGAATTACGTGATGAAGAATCCCGTGTATTCAACTTGATTGCTTGCCCAGGATATTCAGAACTAATTGGCGAAATGATTAGTCTAAACTACGATCGCGGTTTAACATCGTTTGTAGTTGGAGACACACCATCACGTTTAACACCAGATGCAACAAGTTTAAACAACTGGGGTAAAAACGTTGCTGGCGCAGTAGAAGACAACGATGACGGTTTAGTAAGCAGCGATGAATATTTTGGTATTTTCTATCCATGGGGTTACACTAGTGACAACATTGGTAACAACATTGTTGTTCCACCAAGCCACATGATTTTACGCACTATTGCGTTAAACGACCAAGTTAGCTATCCATGGTTTGCTCCAGCAGGAACACGTCGTGGCGGCATTACAAATGCAACAGCAGTTGGATATATTACTAGCGAAGGCGAGTTCCAGTCAGTATCATTAAATAATGGTCAGCGCGATACTCTTGCAGATAGTAAGATTAACCCAATTACATTCATTACAGGAACAGGTCTTGTTAACTACGGTCAATATACTCGTGCTAAGAATGCTTCATCCTTAGACCGTATCAACGTAGCACGTTTAGTAATTTACCTACGTCGTCAATTCGCACTATTGGCTAAACCATATGTGTTTGAACCAAACGATAAGATTACTAGAGATGAATTAAAAGGTGCAGCGGAAAGTTTATTACTAGAGTTAGTTGGCCAACGAGCTATCTATGACTACATTGTAGTTTGCGATACAAGCAATAATACTCCAGCACGTATTGATAGAAATGAACTATACCTAGACGTTGCGATCGAACCAGTAAAAGCAGTTGAATTTATTTACATTCCACTACGCTTGAAGAACACTGGCGAAATCAAAGGCCTAGCATAATAATAACGGAGCATACAAAATGGCAATCGCAAGTTTATCAAAATTTACAGTACCTTTAGCAACTGATCAATCAGCTAGTGCTCAAGGTATGTTGATGCCAAAGTTAAAATATCGCTTTAGAGTGATGTTTGAAAACTTTGGAGTATCAACGCCAACAACTGAGTTAACTAAACAAGTTCAAGATGCAGCTCGTCCACAAGTTAGTTTTGACAATCAGACTATTATGGTTTACAACTCAACAATCAACTACGCTGGTCGTCCTAAATGGGCTCAAATGACGGTTAAGTTGCGTGATGATGTAACTGGACAAGTTTCAAAATTAGTTGGTGAACAAATGCAGAAACAGTTCGACTTTTTTGAACAAAGTTCAGCAGCTTCAGGCGGCGACTACAAGTTCTTAATGCGTATTGAAATGTTAGACGGCGGCAACGGTGCAAGCACTCCAAACATTCTTGAAACATGGGAATGCTATGGATGCTATGTACAACAAGTACAATATAACCAACTTTCATACAGTAACCAAGAAATGTTAACTATTGACTTAACAATTCAACCAGATAATTGTATCCAAATCACAGGCGGAGCAGATGCTCCAACTTCAAGACGATTAGGTACAGCAGCAACAGCTTCTGGATCACGTTAATAAAATTGGCCTACTTGTTAGGCCTTTTTTATGGACTTTCATTAACTGAGTAGTTAATTCCATTAGATAAATATTTGTATGGCATTCACACCTAACTTATTTCTATACAGTCCTAATAACGTAACGTTAAAAGACTATGCACACGCTGCTCGCGTATTTACGGACGATCAGTTTAGACTGGCCCCAAAGCAAAAGTTTTTATTTCATGTGGCGTTTAACATCAATCAATCGGCTTTAAAGAATATTGATCTTGCCCAGCGCCATAGAAATGAAATTAATGTATTAGTTAAGGCATGTGATTTACCTAATTACAAAGTTACCGTTGATACTTTAAATCAGTATAACAGAAAAAAGAATGTTCAGACAACACACAAGTACGAACCATTGAATATTACGTTCCATGACGATAATATGGGGTTAATTAATCAGCTTTGGCAAAATTATTATAGTTACTACTATGCTGATTCAACCAGCGCACTTAATCCAGCAGGATATAAACGTAATGCTACTCGTAATAGTAATTATATATCTAATAACTACGGTTTAGACAATGGCAGTACAACACCATTCTTTAATTATATTACGATTTATCAAATGGCAAGACATGAATATGTTAGCTATACATTACTAAATCCTATAATTAGTGCATTTAATCATAATAAATTAGATTCTGCACAAGGTAACACACCCCACGATTTTAGCATGGCAATAAATTACGAAGCAGTTGCTTACGGAGCCGGAACTGTTGAAGCAGGAGATCCAGAAGGATTTGGATTAGAGCATTACGATCAAACTCCAAGTTCGTTGCAAGCAGGCGATGGTTCAACTAAAGAAAGTCCAAGTTTTGCATCAAGTAGTTTGTTAAATCCTGAAGAAATTTTAAAAACTGTATCACAGCAACTGAATACATATCTTAACACCAAAGAAAATCAAAATACAGGAAATAGTACATCAACTTATACTGTTCCAACAACGCAAAGTTCTGCAGGATTACAGGGATATAAATTTCCACAAAAAACAACATCTACAACAACTGTATCTGCAAAAATTAATGTATCAGTATCGGCAGAAGTTACTGCAACTAACACAACAACTACAGGATAACAGATGGCTATTAATTTACCAACAACAATTTCCGCAGACTCTAGCCAGGAAGTTAAACAATTTTTTGACAAGTTTTATGTAAACCAAGTAAGTTTTCCTACTAATCAAATTGATGCTGTTGTAGGGTTTTTCCTACAACACGGCTTTGATAACGAAAGTGCAAAAAGTACAGGTATTGTTTTATTAAATCAAGCACGTCAAGATAACGTTAATGTATTTGAATTAATTGATACTTTAAAAGCATTAACAGATGTACAACTAAGTCAAGTAGTTGCACAAATTTTAAATGCTTATAGAGAAAAAGTAAGCGTACTTGGATATCGAATTTCGGTGCCTATAGACGAATACGAAAGTAGAAATATTTTAGTATAACATGGCTACCAAGTTTGCTCGTGGGAAATTTACTATGTCTCAACCTGAAAAGTATGTAGGAACAAAAATGCCTACTTACAGATCAAGTTGGGAATTCCAATTTATGAAATTTTGCGATACACATAAAAGTGTTCAAAAATGGGCAAGTGAAGCAATTAATATTCCCTATAGAGATCCGTTAACAGGTCGTCAAACAATTTATGTGCCTGATTTTTTTATACAATATGTTGATAAAAATAACACAATGCACGTAGAATTAATAGAAGTCAAGCCTGCAAGTCAAACAATTTTAGAGCGGGTAGGAAAAAACAAGTATAATCAAGCCCAATACGTTAAAAATCAAGCCAAGTGGGCTGCGGCAAATATGTGGTGTAAACAGCAAGGAATTAAGTTTAGAGTACTTAATGAAAATGATATGTTCCACAACGGTAACGCATAAGTAAAGTATGACTAAAAAACTTGAAGAACTACTAAATCTTCCTGAGAGCAAAAAAATCATCAAGGATGAGGAAAAGAAACAGGCCAAAGCTGAGATAGCTAAAGCACAACCCTTGCTTCGTGATATTAGTGAATTTGACAAAATTTCAGCAGCTTTACCACAAGTTAAAGGGTTAGGAGATGCTAGCGATACCGAATTTGATGCACTAGCTCAACGTGCAACCGATGCGTATGATGATTTAATGGATTTAGGAATGAACGTAGAAGCCCGTTATAGCGGCCGCATTTTTGAAGTAGCAGGTACAATGCTTAAAAATGCAATTGATGCAAAAGCCGCTAAAATTGACAAAAAACTCAAGATGATTGAGTTACAGATTAAGAAACAAAAGCTAGATCAGGATGCAAATACGGAAGATAGTGGTATTAATCTTACCGGCGACGGCGTTATTATTACAGATCGTAATAGTTTGCTGGAAAAATTAAAGAATATGAAATAAATACAGTATCGGGATTAAACTATGAAATCATTTACAGAATATTTAACAGAAAGCAAGAAAGTTTACGAATTTAAAATTAAACTTGCGGGCGAT